CTTCTATTACAGATGGTGTTCTTAATTTCAGTTTTGACATGCTTCATTTTGAAGGAAATGAAGAAGCGTTAGAGTTTTATGCAGAAGAAATTAAGAAGAAATACAAACTATGGAAGGCAACCAAGGACAACGGATTACTTGATAGACATGACCCTAACTGGAATTGGGTAGAGTTAGAGCCAAAAAATACGATTTGTATAAAGATTAATGAGGAAATGATTGATGTCATATTCCCTCCATTTGCTGGTTCTTTTGATGCAATCTTCGATATCGAAGCGTTTAAACAATTACGTAAAGATAAAGAAGAATTAGGAAACTATATGATGCTATCAATGGAATTACCTATGCGTAAGGATACTGAAAACAACAATGATTTCATGATTGATTTAGACACAATGAGATATTTTCATAACTTGGCTACGGATACTGTACCAGAGAATGTTGGTGTTATTACATCTCCAATGCCGATTACGCCTATTAAGTTTGATAAAGATACTGTAGATAGAGATGGCGTTGCAAAAGCAGAGCGTGATTTTTGGTCTGGAAGCGGTATTACATTATTTAATCCAGAAGGTAAATCGACATCACAAGGTTTAGCACTTGGAATTAAAACAGATGAAGAAATCGTGTTTGGTGCACTTGTTCAAATCGAACGTTGGATTAACCGATATCTGGAATTAAATTACAAAAACAACTTACTCTTTAACGTTGAAATCCTCCATACAACGGATTATAACCGTAAAGAGATGTTTGATATGTTTATGGCTGGTGGAACGCTTGGTGCGCCAATGAAGAGCCACATGATAGCTGTAGCAGGATTACAACCAATCGAAGTAATGAATATGGCTTATTTAGAGAATGACCTTCTTAAAATGCATGAAGAGTTTATTCCTTACATGTCTTCTCACACAATGGGTGCAGATGCAAATGCTCCAGCAGGAAAGAGTACAGATGAGACAAAGAGTAAGGGTAAAACAGGTGCACAAGCAGAAGGCAGACCTAAGAAGGATGCAAAAGACCTTTCAGACGAAGGCGCTAGAGCACAGGATAAGCCAAATGCATAATATATCACCGCTTGAAAGGGGGTGCGTAAAGAGTGAAAAGAAAGTTGAAATTTCAAGCTCAAGTGAGCGAAATTGAACAACTTCAACAAGTTAATCCTCTTTTCTCTACCTGTAAAGTGAGAGTTCTCTACACAGGGCTTAACCGTAACATGTCGATTATTACGAAAGAAGCGGTTGAAAAAGCACTTCCTACTTTAAAGTATATTCCTATCGTTGGAGAGTTTTCATTAGAAGCACAAGACTTCAAAGGTCATGGTGGAACAATTGATTTAGACTCTTATAAATATGTTCACACGACAAAGCCATATGGTGTTGTTCCAGATACCGCTACGGTAAGCTGGGAGGAAGTAGAAGGTCGTGATGGCATTACTCGTGAGTATTTAACGATTGAAGGATGTTATTTGTGGACAGGAAGATATGAAGAAGCTTTTAGTGTTATTCAGCGAGGCAAAGGTCAATCAATGGAAATCGAAGTTACAGAAGGTGACTGGGATAAGGAGCAAGACGCTTACCGTATTGACGAGTTTGTATTCTCATCTTTATGTATTTTGGGTGATGATACAGAACCAGCATTCGAAGATGCTAATATTACAGCTTATTCACTGGATAGAGAATCTTTCGAGCAAGAGCTTTCAGTTATGTTGAAAGAATTGAAATTCTCATTAAACAATATTAAGGAGGAAGACAAGATGACTTTAGAACAGTTGTTGGAAAAGTATTCTGTAACTACAGAAGAGTTAGATGCAAATGAAATCGCTTACGCTGATGTCTCTTTGGAAGACTTAGAAGTTTCGTTAGAAGCTTATGCTAAGAAGAAGAAAAAAGACGAAGAAGATGAGAAAGCAAAAGCTAAAGGTGACGAAGGCGATGAGGGTAAAAAAGACCCTAAAGCTAAAGAAGAAGATGAAGAAGATAAGAAAAAGAAAAAGGGTAAGAAATTTACTCAAGAAGATTTCGATGCTCTTCAAGATGAGTTAGAAAAATTTAAAGCTGACTTTGCTACTCTTGAAAAAGAGGTTAAAGGTTTAAGAGCTTTCAAGCAAGGTGTAGAAGAGCAAGCAAAAGCTGATGAGTTAGCACAAGCTAAAGCAAAGCATGAAGCTGATGCTCAAGAAATCTTCACAAACAATGGTTTAGATGAAGAAGATGTAAAAGACTTAGATGTTCATGCATTTACTTTAGAAGAACTTGAAGAGAAAGCATTTGCTATTCTTGGTCGTAAGTTTGCGAAAAAAGGATTCTCGAAACAAGAGCCTAAAGCAAAAGAAGACGATGAAGGAATCAAGATTAAAGTACAAACAAAGAAACAAGAAGACGATACTTCAAGCGAAAATCGCTACGGAGATATCTTCGAATAAATAAAAAAAATAATTATTTAATTATCTATTAGGAGGAAATAAACAATGGCTATCGTTCGTAAGGATATTACGCAAGCAAGCTACCACGGTGGTTTAGAATCAGTAAAAATCTTTGATAAAGCTGGTACTAACAAAGTTCAAGTAACAAACGGTGTATTCGTACATCTTCAAGGTTTATTGGAAGGTCGTGAATTACGTAAAGCAGTTCTAGGTGATAAAGCTACAGCTACACAAGAAGTTTTATTCATTCACAATCCAGAGGTTATGTATGATGAGCGCAAATACAAATTAAAAGATTTCGTTATTCCAGCAGACAAGGTTGCTCGTGCTTACCGTCTATACAGAGGTGACATTCTAACTTTAACTGTTGACTTATTCGTTGGCACACCTGTTGTTGGTGACAAGTTAGTTGTTCACACAAACGGTTTACTTGGTAAAGATGCTACAGCTCTAACTACAGCTAGAGTCGTATTCGAAGTAATTGAAAACTCTGGTTATGAGTTAGACCCAGAAATGGGCGCATTCGCTGTACAAGTTGTAAGCGTTTAATAAAAACAAAAAATAATTATATAAACAATTAGGAGGAAAAATTAAAATGGCTACATTACAAGGTGTTATTAATTTAGCTAAAGACCTAGCTACTGGTAAGACAATTACAGATGGCAAGCGCAATTTCTCAGTAGATGAGTCTAATGACAAATTACGTCAAGCAATGAAAGATTTATTCGGATTCTCTTTAGAGGGAGACGGAACAATTGACCGCAAAACTATGCGTCGTCACAAAGTAGAAATTTTCGAAATTCTAGAGGTTGTTCTTAACGAAACTCTTCAATCTGGATTACAGCATAAATTCAACGATTTCGCTGAATATCGTAACTTAGCATGGGGCGATACAAACTTATTCAAAGTTCCAGCTAACCAAATCTTCAAGATTGCTATTGTTTCTGATGGTAACTCTAGCCTACGTCGTCAAAGATTACGTGACGGTGGAGAGTTTGCTGTAAGTCTTGATACTTACGCAATCAAAATCGGTGAAGATTTCCACCGCTTCTTGGCTGGTCGTGTTCAATGGTCTGACTTAATGGTATTAGTTGCTGACTCTTTCCAACGTGACCTTACTCGTCGTGTTTACAAAGCTATGTTAGCTTCTTATGGTCGCTACAACGGTACATACCACATGAGCGGTAACTTACAAGAGAACGACTTAGTTGAATTAGCAATGCACATCGAAGCTCGTACAGGGGAGAAAGTGGCAGTTTATGGTACTAAATTGGCTCTACGTCAACTTGCTCCATCGGCTGTTACAGAAGCTATGAAAGATGAGCGCAACCGTGTTGGATTCTACGGCATGATTGCTGGTATTCCATTACACGAAATCGAACAATCTCATGAGTATGAAACTGATACATTCGCTATCGATAACTCTATGATTCTTGTTCTTCCACAGTCAACAGACAAAATGATTAAAATTGTCAACGAAGGTAGCGCAATTATCCAAGACCAAGCTGGCGGTATCACGGCTGACATGATGCAAGAATACTTCATCGCTAACCGCTTTGGTATTTCTGTAATCACGTCTAAAGTATTCGGATTTGTAAAACTTGGCGCTGGTACATTGACTCCAGCACCACAAGTTCCACAAGGACAAATCATCTATTAATCAATGATGTAGAGGGAGCAACCGCTCCCTTTGCTTTATAAAAAACACGGGATAAAAGGAGAAAATAAAAATGACACAATTAAAGAAAGCTGATTTAATCAAGATTTTGGTAGAAGAATATGGTTACGAAAAAGAAGACTTAAAATTTGATTCACAAGGAAAACCTTACACAAATGCAAAGTTGCAAATGCTAATCAATGCAGAAAAAGAAGATGCAGAAGAGCTTGAAATGAATGCCCATCGCGTAGTTGAAAAAGATGGAACAGGTCTAAAAGATGATGACAAAGTTCGTGTAATGAGCGGTTCAATGGGAACAGTTATTTATCGTTCTGATACAAGTCGTCGAGTTTGGAAGTTTACAAGTTTTGGACAAATTGAAACAATCCCTTATGGTGAGCTTGTTACAATCCGAAACAGATTCCCTCGTTATTATCAAGAAGGATGGTTCATTGTCTTAGATAAAAAAGTACAAGATGAGTTTGGTTTAACACAGATGTATCAAAACATTCTGACTCCAGAAAATATTGATAAAGTGTTCCAAACAACTGATATCCATAAGTTAGATGAGTTTATTACGTATCTACCAGAAGGAATGAAGAATGCATTTATTAACAAAGCGATGGAGTTATACAATTCAAATCAACTTTATGATATGCGAATCATCAATTTAATTCAAGACAAGTTCAAATTCTCATTAGAAGACAATGCGCCTCTTGAAGATATTGCTGTTAAAGGTAATGCAAATGAGCGTAATATCATCATCGTAGATAAGGTATAAGGTGAGTTAAATGTCAGAGATTAGAACAAATATCTCTGAAATTTACGATAACTTCTTATCTAAAATTTCGGACTACAGTTTATTGAATTTAACGAAGCAAGATGTTGAAGAAGATTTATATGGTTACTTTGTATCCGCAGTAGCTTACTTTCCAGAGTGCAGACAAGACCTAAGTGTGGAAGAGGTTGATAGTGAATTACTTTTTACTGTTAAACTTACACGCTATGAAATTGAGATTATTACAAAGTTAATGTTAGTTGAGTACATTAGTCCAACATTGATATCAAGTGAAACAATGAAGCAAGGGCTGAGTGATAAAGGATTTAAAATTTACTCTCAAGCCAATCAATTAAGAGAACTTCGATTGTTGAAGAAAGATATCAAATCAGAGGCAAATAAAATGATTACAAAGTATACATTCCTAGATTTGCGTGGTGAAAAAAATGATTCACAACAATGATAAATTAGTTGTTTATCTAAATACTCTAGTCAACAGTGTATTTAAGATTTTACCGCTCTATGAAGAGGAAAACGTAGGAGTAATTACTTACATTGAGTCATTATTATTTGAGCTTTATGGCTTAGATAAAGCGGTTGAAGTAAAGCATGGACATGAGTACATATCGTTACTTGCAATCTTAGAATCTGTAAGAGTCGAAGTCAGTAAAGAGAAAAGTAAAAAGCAAACTGTGAAAAGAGAAGTTTTTAAGTGTATCAACGTCATTAAAAACATAGTTGAAAAGCTTGAGGGTGAGTAACTATGGATTTTGAGAAGTATAAGAGAAGAATGACGCGTAACGGTAATCAAGATGTGGGCGATGCCTACAACAATAATACCATTGCTTTTATAGAAGCTACATTCTCTTCATCTCCTACATTTCGTGTTTTGGATGTTGTAAGTACAGAGTTTCCAAATATGAAAAAGATAGATGCAAGGGTTGTAGAAGTTGAGAGGTTAGGTAATTTAAGGGAAATCTATTTTAGACCAAATCAAGGATTGAACTTAGGCACATACGTAAAATTTGATGGCGAAACATGGCTCATCTTCGACGTATGGGGTAGCACTAAGACAAGAATGTATGTAATGGCTCAGAAATGTAACCGTACATTGAAGTGGTCAAACTACAAGGTTTACAAGAATGCAGATGGCACAGTCGATAACAGTAAAGTTTACGAGTTTGATTGTATCGCTAGTGCATCTCCTTTAGGCTCAAAAGCTAACCAATCAAAAATGGAAATCGAGTACAACAAGTACGATGTCGAGCTTCCAAATGCTCAATTGTATGCGTATGTCGAGGCAAATGCAAGTACACGAACAATTAGAATTGACCAACGATTTATCTTTGGTATCAATGTGTATGAGGTTGTCGGAATCGACGATACAACAGCAATTGACAAAAACGGTTTTGGCGTTCTCCAAATGACGCTACAGGTGGCTACAAAACAAATGGAAAGAGATGATTTTACAAATAGAATCGGTCATAACCCATTTGCTATTGATAACACACCAACACCTCCGCCAACAGATGATGGAGAGGATGAAGGAGGTATTCTTTGGTAATGAGATTACACACTATGTCAACAAATATGGTCAAGCTGATTAATGCTTTATCTAAAAATGAAGCAATTAAAAGGTTGCTTGCACACGATGTATCTAATCCTTTTAGTGAAACCTTGCCAGCAATTGACCCAAAAGTAATTTTTAATCCAGACAATCCACTCTCAAAAATTCGTCCACAACCATTTAATGTTGGAACAGTAACAGAGGATGGTTCTTTTATTCGCCTTTATTACAACAGAGGTGAATTTGATGAAAGTGAAGCAATCGTAGAATCAGCAATTGTCATTGACATTATTGTCGCGGAAAGTTTGTGGCTAATTAATGATGGACAAAAATCGCTTGTTAGACCGTATGAGATTATGGGACGGATTGTAGATATGCTTGGAAAACGAGCTATTCCAACAACACCACTCAGAATTAATTTTAACGGCTGGCAACACTTTGCTGTCAATGAAAAATTCGGTGCAATCCGACTTTATTGTGATTACTACTCAGTAGAGGCGTGATGATTTATGCATCATCAATTCAGAGACTTAGGCGAGATTGATTTAGAACTTCACTTACAAGAGGGTGCAGGATTATTTGTGGACAACATCGAGATAAGACCTTATCTCATGAAGGAAATTAGACAGTACACCTACTCTCATTTTATGAGGAATCTGCAATGGATATCATTATCCGTTGATGATTTTATAAAGTCCGTTGAGGACATAGAAAAACGAATTACTCTACAGCAGGAAAAATCAAATCTCAAACCCTTTGACTTCTACGCCAGACTAGGAGGTATTGAATTGCGCGAGACAATGTTGAATGCGCTTTCAATGATTCTTAAAACTGATGATGTCAGAATGCTAGATGAGAATATAGTCGCTGTCGATTTCTTAAAAAATGGAATCTACGTTGAGAATGAATATGGTGAATTAGTGCCAAATGAAGAGAGGTTAGAGCAACTCACAGAGGAAGATATGAAACTTGTCACTCGTGAGAACTTTGACCAGATTGTTGAAATAGCACTTATCCAAAACTATCTCAAGAAACCCGTAGACAAGACCAAAGAATTAAATCCAGCAGATGAAGCAACTCGTAGCTTGATGGAACAGATGGACAAGATGAGGAAAAAGGTTGAAGAGAAGAAGAAGAAAAAAGCAGAAGCAGAAAACGGGGATGACAGCCAAGTTACGGTTGCAACCATTATTAGTTCTGTGACCGCTAAGAGTAATTCAATTAATAAGTTCAATGTCTGGGACTTAACATTGTACTCTCTGTACGATGAATACGCTCGTTTAGAGCTTATAGACAACTATGACTTTAGTATTCGCGCTATGATGGCGGGAGCTAAAGACATCGATTTAAAGCATTGGTCAAGTAAGATATAACTCTTGCTCTGATACATAAAAATTATTTATTTAATGGAGGAATTATCAATGGCAAACTTACGCTATGGTATGAAGGAAGTCGCAAATGTCATCTTTTTTGACACAACTACAGGAAAGCCAGCAATCTTTTTCGACACGCTAAAAGTAGCAACAATCGAAAATGAAAGTGAAAACGCAGAGGCTCGTGGAGGTATGGGAAATAACAAACTTATGTCTTGGGATTTCGGACGTACAGCTACTTTAACGCTTCAAGACGCTTTACTTTCTGATACATCTTTAGCTATGTTATCTGGAAACCAAGTAAAGACTACAAACATCAATGCTACAGGACGTGAAACTTTAACAACTGTTCTTGACGGTACAGCTCCAGCTTCAAAAGTAACTCTACAAGAAACTCCAATCGCTGGTTCAGTTACAGTATTCAAAGTTGTTAACGGTGTTCTTACTGATGAGATTCCAACTGGTATCACAATCCAAACTAAAGACGTGAAAATCTCTACTGGTGCTCCAGCGGGTACTCAAGTAATGGTATTCTACTCTTACGCTGTAACAAATGCTAACGCTTCAATGATTACATTCAGCGGTAACGCATTCCCAGCTATCTATAAAGTAGTAGGAGATACGGTTGTCCGTTCAGAAGATGGAATCGACCGTCGTATGCAGTTCGTAATTCCAAAAGCGAAATTGCAATCTAACTTCTCATTCGCGATGGATGCAGAAAACGTAGCAACATTCGACTTCTCTCTAGAAGTATTAGTTGAATCTGGTACTCAACGCTTATACGATATCATTCGCTTAAGCTAATAAGTACAAAAAATAATCATATAAGGGTAGAGAACATGAGAGTGTTCCTACCCTATTTTTTTAGGTTAATCGTAGGT